GCAATGACTAAAATCGGCAGCGTTAAAACAATTAAAACAAATTCATCTTTCCAATCTGATTGTCTAGCTTCTAATAACTTACCTTGATACTCAGTTTCTCCCCGAGCCATCTTGGTAGCCGCCATGTGCTGAGCATCAGCCATAGCCATCTTCGTTTCTTGTTTCTTTTTGTATATATGCGTTCCAGCATTCAACGCTAATTTAATTGCACTTAACCACATACTATTTATTTGAACTCCTCATTTTAGCAGCAGCTTTCTCACACCTACCAGGTGTTTGTTTATGCCATCTGCTATCTATCATTTCATCGGCAGCTTTTTCCATATCGCCATCTCTCATTGCTTGCCAAAACTTTTTAAACTTAGAGAACCTTGGTCCACCAAGTTGATACACGCATTCAATGATTACGCATTTTTGAATATGATTAACTTCTATGTCTCCAATTAATTTCTCAGCACTCTGTAAAGCAATATTAAAATCTTGATTAAAACACTTCTCAGCATCTTCAATGGAATAATTAACACCTTCAACATAGTCATCGGTATCCAAAACCATATGACCCCAAAAGATAGTAGGAATACCCAAGCTATCCCTGTAAATATGATCTCTATACCCTTCGTGTTCTTTAATGTTGTCTTTGAGTTCAGTATAATCTGCCATAATTCTTCAATCCTTTTCTGGGTTAAAATTAATAATTTTAACACCTAGTCTTTTTTGTTCTTTAGTTCTTGGTCTATTAATCTTAGACCCATCTTTGCGGTAGTTTCTTGTCTTGACATCATAACTTCTGTACTCCCCCGTTTTTATATTCAAAGTTAATATGTCTACTGGACCAGCTCCTATTGGTTTAAAGACAATTAAGTTTGGATCCTTTGCAAATTTAGCAGCAGCTAATAGTTCATTAGATAAACCTTTAGCAGCTGTAATCCTATTTCGTGAAGAAGTAGAAGATTGAGCCAAGCAAACCCCCAATAAAGATTATTATTGCGGCAGCACCTTTTCCTACATTCATAAAAGTTTTTAATTCTCTAATGTCTTTTCTCATTTCGTCTAGCAGTTTAAAAATTGTTTTCATTCTCTCTGCACAAACCTTTTCGTGATACGATATTCTTAAACCATTACGATCTTCAACATTAGATAAAACAGATTTTCTTTTTTTACGTTTCATAACTACTCTTACAAGTGAACCTAATGAATATCTTATGTTCATTAGTATCTACTTTTCCTATTTCAGTTTGTTTTTTTATTGCCTCTTGGTAGCCAGCTTGTAAGCAATCATAGTAGCTGTCATAAGTAGTAGGCATTTGATGTGGAGTTAAGCAATCTCCTTGAACTGCGCTACACATAATCATAATTAGTAGCACCTTCATAGTGTACTTCTCCTCTTATTAATTTTGTTATTTTATTTAATCAACGAGCATTACAAGGAACGCCTTTAGAATTTACAAATGGTTGTTCTGCGAAAGCCATGAAGATATAGTTATCTCCAGAGCCATTCATTCCATTACTTGTATTTCTAATTTTGACTCCATTAGATAATAAATCAATTGCATTTCCTGTTGCTTCTGCACTACTAGCATTAGCAAATAACATTTCATCAGTTTGGTTTCCTGTATCTCTTTTGGTATCAAATATATGCCAATTATCTGCAGCATCTGTTGTATTTTTTTGCATAAACCAAGCTGGACGAAAACCTGTGTAAATAAATGCTCCATCAGCATTTCCATTTCCTGTGTATGAGCCAAACTTGCTGAAGCCTTGTTTTTCTGCGAATAGATAAGCTATAAAAGTATCAGTATTTTTATTTGTTTGATCGTCATCACCTATACTAAACACTGAACTTGTTGGATCTGTGCTATTAAAAAAACCATTAAATTTACTGCTATGATTGTTTGCATTAGTGCTATCAAAAGCTAAAGTAATATCTAGTGCTGGAAAAAAATTTACCCAAGCATCTGCACTTCCTCTTGTTTTAATAATAACAGCTTTTGGAACTGCTGAAAGTGAATGTGATATTGTTCTATCACTACCATTTCCTGTATATGAAACTATATCAAACCCAGCAGTTGCAGTTTCTTTCCAGCACCAAGCTACATAGTTTTTTGAAGATTGGTTTGACATACTAGCATTAGAAGAACCTTCAGATACAGTAAAACCATCACTACCAAATGCAGATAAAAAACCATAAGATGCTTTGTTTCCACCTCCAGCAGCTTCACTTGAATTAGTAGATAAACCATTTGCAGCACCAGCACCTTGAACAGAATCAGTTAAAACATGCCATACATCATCTGTTCTATTTTTTAGCCAGACTAAATCAGGTTGCATATTTTCAGAACCATCTAAAGTTATTGCTTGTGTAGAATTTCCATCACCAGCATAGAGCTTAACCTGAAAATATAATTCTGGATTGTCTATTGTTGTATAAGCTGCCATTTAACCCCCATCACTTCCTAAATTTTTTGAACACAACGAAAGATAACCCGAAGGCACGGAAAATTCGAAATTCCCGTAGCCATTAGCATCTGCGTTGCCTGATGAGATACTATGAACAGGATTACCAAAATTAACTTCCCAACCTATTGTTCCACTACTCCAATCTCCATGTGCTGGAAAATATGCACCTAAAGCTACACTTGCTGGATCAGTTATTGATAAATAATTATTAGGAGTAGATTCATCCCAATTTCCAGAGCCATCTCCCCAATTTCCATCTTTACTAAAATAAATTCTATTGTTATCTAAATCTAATGCTACACCTATTATTGCGTTTAAATCTATATGTGCGCCATGATTATTAGCACTATTGTTGGTCCAAATTTTTCCATCGTTTAAATATAATCCATAAGATTGTGTTCCTTCTAACAAAGCATCTAAAGCTGATGTAACTTGCGCTCCCTCAATTCCAATTACACCATAACTACTTCCTTGTGAATCAGAAACAAATTTTACTTCCCAATACCATTTTCCAGCAGTTAATCCAAAAGTTCCAAGAGTGGGTGCAGTATTTGATGAACCAGCAGTTACTAATTTACAATTTCCTTCTGAAAAAGTTGCACCTTGATAATAGTTATCTAAAGGATTTAAAACACAAAAATTATTAGTTGGCGAGTCCGAACACAAGTCTGTTGCCGCTAGATTAACTTCTGTTAAATCTGTTCCACCATTTGCATCGTTTCCTAAATTACTACTATCTTCAAAGTCTAAATAAAAACCATTCGTACCAAAAGATAATCCTGATACATCTTTTGGTTTCCATATTGTAGGAGAATCTTCATCAAATTCTCCAAATGAAGTTGCAGCTAGTTGACTACCATCAACAAGGCAAAATTCTGCTATATACATATCACAATACGCATCTGTTTGTGCAGAAGTTCCAACATAAAGTTTATTAGCGGCATTTACTAAAGTGTTTAAATCTTCTGCTGGATAATTTTCTGTACCAAAAGCTGTGATTTGTGTACCATTATGATAAATTTTAACTCTGTTACCAGCAGTTCCTTGTGTTGTGTCAACAGCAATTACAAAATTTGACCAAGCACTAGGATCTCTAAAAACTTGAGTAGTAACTAAACTATCATTATGATCGCTTACTTTACTTTCTACTGTTAAAGTTCCATTGTCATTAAATCTAATTTTAAATTGATTATCATCATCAGCTTGAGTATCAAAGATAGTCATAGCTGTTCCTGTTGCTATGCCACATCTTTTTATCCAAAAAGAAAATGTAAATTTTTGTTGATCTCCAGCACTTCCAGGTGTCTTGTGCATATAAGCACTACTTCCATCATCAAACCTACAAGAGTTGGCTACTTCGTAAGCACCACCTAAAGCTGAAGCTACATTACCTGATAAAATTGGTATCATTAACTCTCCAATGTTGGTAGTTCGCCTAATGGTCTAGTAATTGAACCATCCTCTTGTTCTGTGTATGTGTATAAAGTCTCAAGAGCTGGTGTATCACTAGCATTTGTAATTGCTGTTTCCATTTCAGCAGCTTTAGTTCTTACTGCTGCTCTATGAGTTGTAATAGCTGATGGTACTGCTGTTCCAGCATCTGCTTTTCTAGTTATGTACCAATCCGTATCTTGTAATATTCCAGCAGCTTGTTGTTTAACTGTTCTAATTAATTTTGTTTTTAATCCTTCAACAGCAACATCTCCTACATCTTTACCATCTGGTATTTTACCATCTGTTTTATCTTGTGATGTCCATAAAGTATCTGCGTGTGCTTTAGCAGTTGCTGAACCATAACTTGCCGTAATTTTTCCACCAGCAAAAGCAAATGATTGATTAGTATTGATATACCATTTCTCATCTTTTTTATTAGAATTATCAAATTCTACTTCATAAATACCTTTAGCTTCTAGTTCAGACTTACTCCATAATTCAAATATTTTTCTTGAATAACGAACATCGCCAATAACCATACCTCTTGGTTTATTTATTATTTTTGTAATTGATCCTGATTCTACTAATCCCCACATATTATCTCCTATTAACTTTCACTTAAATTCATTGTTCTACCAACCTCTTGCCAAACTGCTCCGTTGTATCTAAATATATGGATGTCGGTTTTTCCATCTGTTGCAGTTTCAGTTGGTTCTGTTGATGCTGAAAATTCAAAAACTGTATTCCAACCAATCGTATGTGAACCATTGTAATTTAATTCTAAACAAATAAACGCACCTTCTGTTGCATTACTTGGTGCAGAGAAAGTCGTATTTTCAGTTGTTACATGATAAGCATTTGGTTTAGCTTGTGCATCCCAAGCAACAGCATTCGATGATGAAGTAATTGCTTGTTGTGGAATGTAAGCTAAATCATTAAATTTGATTGCTCCAGTTCCATTTGTTGTAATATCAATATTGCCATTTGCTCCATCAGTTATCGTTATGTTTCCAGAGTTTGTTCCTTTATTGGTATCTAAAACTAAATCGTAAGTTCCGCTAGTTGTTAAGTAAGCAGCAGCTCCACCAGTTCCGATTATTGTTTTTCCAGTACCTTTCGGTTTTACATGGAGATCAACATTAGTTTCTCCACTTGCTCCTAGTATTGGAGGATTACCAGTTGCAGCATTTGTAATTTCTAATTCATTTACTGCTGAACCAGTTGTTTGAAATATAACTTGCTCATTGCCATTTTCGTCTTTTATAAAGTGAGCATCGTCAATAGTAATATTATGACTATTAGTATCTAAATCTCCACCAAGTTGAGGAGAAGTATCGTCAACAAGATCAGACATATCTCCAGTTCCATCAGCTCCAGAAGGTGTAAAGTGAACTCCTACTCCATCTGTATTTGAAAATGAACCATTGGAAACAATGTGTGTAACTGGAACTTTAGTATAACCAGAAGCATCCGTTACAGCACCAGATACTTTAAATAAAGCATAAGTTGATGCAGTTCCTTCTTTGGTAACAGAAACATATCCTCTTGCCGTTGAATTAGATACATCATCCCAAGATTGAACAAAACCAGAAATATCAGCAGATGCGTCATCCGCATCATCTACATATAAAATTGAAACTGAACCAACAGTACCATTATTAAAAGCAATTTTTCCCGCACCTGGATCAGCATCACTCGTTGATGAACTCCAAGTCATTGAAAGTTGAGAGTTCGTTCCGCTTGCTCCAGTTGAACCCGTGGATCCTGTGCTACCAGTAGAACCAGTTGCTCCAGTATCTCCTTTTAAACCAGTCATTGTGAAATGAACTGAGAGTTCATCATCAGCAGAAAAAGTATTATTAGATGATAAGTGAGCTACTGCTAACTTATTATAACCTGAGGCATCTGTTGAAGCTCCAGTTATTTTAAATCTTGCATAAGTGGTACTGTCATTAATATCTACGATATGAACAAATCCTCTAATTGTTGATGTGCTATCATCCCAAGCCAAAACATCTGTAGAAACAGTTGCTCCATTAGCATCCGCATCATCAATATAGATTGCTGTAGCACTTGCATAAGTACCATTATTAAATCTTAAATATCCTCCTCCTGGATCACTATCCGTTGTTGATGTTGCAAATTTATAATAATAACCAGGTATTGCTCCATCTTCTCCAGAAGGTACAAAAGATAAAAATACCTTATCATTATTTGCTATACTTCCAGAGCCATCAATATAAGTTAAAGCTAATTTAGTATAACCAGATGCGTCAGTAACAGCTCCTGAAATTTTCCAGACGTGCCAAACATCTAAGGTATTAGATTTTGTAACTCTTATTCTTCCTCTGTTAGTCGCATTGCCAGTTACATCATCAAATGATTGCACCCAAGCAGATACATCAGTTCCATTAGCTTCATTGTCATCCACATAAGCAATGGTTGCAGATGAAAGAGTTGCGTTATTAAATCTTATAAATCCACTTCCTGGATCTGCATCACTTGTAGTTGTTGAATAAGTAAATTGTGCGTTATCTCCACCCGCTGGTAAGAAATCACTTACAGTTGTTAAATTACCATCGCTGTCAAATCCTAAAGTTTTACTAGCTCTGTCTGTTGCAGACGTAGTAAATTCAGCTGAAGTAATTGTATTTGTTCTTGAAACTTTAAATGATCTATCTAATTCTTCTTGCAGCTCTTGTGTCTGCATATTAAGTTTATCAAGAGCGTCTTCATGCGTTTCAGCTGGGAATGGATCGTTTGCTACATAATCTGTTTCTTGTGTTAAAGCTGTGTTTCTTAAAAGAACTAAAGTAGTTCCACTTGCTGGAGCCGTAACCATAGTTACAGTTCCACCACTAGCTCCGTTATCAGAAATACCATAATTAGTAGAACCAGAACCTTCAGATTTAACTGTTTCAGTTCCAGTAGCCGATCTTTCAATTACTGTTATTTCAGATGTAGAATTAATAGGAAATGTATAAGCAAACTCTGTAGTAGAGCCATTACCAGAATAACTATTCTTAATTGTTGTTGTTGTTACTGTCATAATTTTTATAAGTTGTTGTGAGAAATGTATTTTGTAGGCGTTATAATCCTACTATATGTTTCTCTATATTTAAAAATGTCTATACTGTCTATCCTTTTTTATGGGGTTAAAAAATATTTTGATCCTTGATTTTTATAGGTTTTTCTCCTCATCCGTCTAAAGAAACCAGGATCTAACATTTCCTTGACTTGATACCCAATAAGGTAATCGTAAATAGCTTTTGTATAAAATAAATTTAAAAAAGGTGTATTACCTTCTAATATTTCGTAGTTCTTTTTAGCAAACTTTTTAGGATTTCCTGTACTTAAATCTCCTAAAGAACCAAGAAATTTAGCAAAATCCCCTACAGCTGGACCCATAATAGTTTCTTGTAAAGAGCCACCATAACCATTTTTTAATTCTGAATAGAAAAAATCCCCATAAATACCTAATCCACCACCTTGAACAAAAGCAGCCAACCAGTTTTTATGATCTTTCATATCTCTTGGAGATTTACCTCTTAAAGCATCTTTAGCTGTCATTGCTAAATAACCCATCATAGTTCCAAATATAATTGTGTTGGCTATTCCGAATGCTCCAGCTCTTAATTTGTTCTCTCCTGGTCCATAACCCTTTAATTCTCTACCAATTACCTTCATCCAGATTGAAGTAGGAAAACTTTTGAATTGAGTAAATAATCTCATTAACTCCCCTTCCCAAGTTCCTCTTTTCCAACCTCTATTTAATGTAGCTCTAACTGCGGCATCTGGTTCTGGTGTGCCGTGCATAGCTCTATCTATTAAAAGATTACGATAACTTAATTGTAAATCCATTTTAAAATTATCAGCTTCTCTTTTTGAGATTTTTCTACCTAAATAAGAATTAATACTTTCATTAGATATTTCATCTATTTTTTCAGCCGTCATATATGTTTTACCATCTGCCTCTAAAGATGAAACAGATCTTAACATATCCCATTTACCAGCATCTATTCTGTATAAAGTTAAAAGGTTTCTTTCTCTGTTAGCAAGTTTATCAAAACTAACACCTTTTTTCATTCCATACATTCTAGCAACACCAACTGTCATTGCTGATTTTAAATTTGAAACCCAATAGTTCAAAGCATTCATTCTGTAAAATAAAGATGATAAAGATGCAAACTTACCCGTCATATCTCCACGCATTGACATTTTTTGGTTCATAGTTCCAATGGTGCTATTACTTACTACGCTTAAAACATCTAATGCTTGTTTGTTTCTACTTAAACCAGTTAATTGACCCAATGCTTCTGTTAAACCAGTAAATAATCCTCTACCTTGGTAATTTGTTTCTGTCATGTAAGTTGCAAGATCCGCAAAAGATGAAATAGTTGCAAATCCTAATTTACCAGTTCCTTGAAAAAATCTTACCGCCATACCAACTTTTGCACCTATTTCATTTTCTATTGAATAAACAGAACCATCTACTTCAGAAAATTCTTTATTAAATTTAGAAACCTTTAAATCTCTAGCAATCTTTGGATTTACTTTAGCATAATGAACTTGAAGTATTCTTAATATTCTTTCAAAGTTAGCTTTAGGTTTTGTACCCAATCTATTCATCATGGCAATATTTCTTGATGCTAATTGAATACCATGCACCATACTTTCTCTTAACTTGCCAGAACCAAATTTTTGATCGTATCTAAATCGTGCATCAGCATCTTTAAAATGTAAAACTCTGTTATGACTTAATTTTTTAGCTAAACTAGAAGAACCATAAATATTATCTAATCCTTCTGATTTAAAAAAAACACCCGATCTTAATTTTGTATAAATTTCGTCTAATATTTCATCTACATTTTTAGCTTCTGGAAAAGTTCTTTCCATATCCAATTCAGTTTTAATATATTCTCTCCAAGCTCTTTGATGTACCCGCCAATCTGTTTCTGTTCTACCAGCAGCGCCAATCATTTTATCTGCATCGTGAAACATCCTAATAATCCAATCATCTAATATACCAATGTTAGCACCTAAATTATTTAATTGTGTTCTTAATATTTCATTATGTTTTTTTATAACGTCTGCAAGTGCTTTTGCTTGTTTAACTCCAGTATCAACACCAGATAGTTCTCTATAAACTTCAAGATCCATTTTACCATCTGAAAAAACATCAACAACATCAGCTTTTTCTAAATCAGTAAAAAAGTTTCTCATATAAACTTCTTCTAAAGCTGTTTGCTCATTACCAACTGATCTTCTTGAACCAACTCCAAAATCTTCAATACCAACTAATAAAGCTCTTATTCCTTTAACTGGATTTTTAGCAAAATTTTCAATAATATTATTTGCTTCTTCAATACTCTTAATAGTATCATTTGCTAAATTTCTTTTATTTTGTGCTTGCTCTAATTCAATTTCATCTATAACTTTTTGTGCAATTTTAGCATCATTTATATCAACTTCTTTAGCAGCTCTAGCAATAGCAAGATTTGATTTTACTTTTGTTAAAACTTCATTAATTTCATCATCAGTTAATAAGTCTTTAACTACTCTTTTAACTTCTGTTAAACATTTATCTATTGCCATTATGATCTCCTAAAGACACAGTTTGCACCCGCTTTAATTGCATCTCTAATTTTAGTTTTGTTTTTTATTTTATTATCTATTTCTTCAATAGCTTTATTATTAGCTGCAACATCATCGCTGATTGCTTTATTATCTAATTGTTTTTCCATATCTTTAGCTCTTAAAGATAAATTTTCTGCTTCAACCTCTTCCATTTGCACAGTTCTATTTTCTTGAATAGGATCTACTCTGTTTGGATTAACATCTAAATTATCATTAGATAATTGAGTATTTTTAATTTTGCTAGTTATTTTGTTTTCATTAACTGTTTTTTCAACAACTGCTTTTTCTTTTGCTTCTAAATCTCTTAATTGATTTTTTAATTGTCTTATAATTGGTAAATTTTTTGCATACTTTAGTTTTCTTTTAGGATCCATCATTTCTAATGATCTTATCTTGTTTCTTAAAACTAATTTTTCGTTATCAATATTAATTAATTCTTTATTATTTAATCTACTTGTATTAATAACTTCTCCAGTATTAACTCTTTCGTTGTTTAATACCTTCGTCATTGTATGACGCATTAAGTCATCGTGCATTTTAGGATGAGCTTTAGCAAGTCTTTGATATATATTTGCCTTACCAGTTTTAGCAGCAATAACATCTCCAATTTTTCCAATACCAGTATGTAATCCACCACCTAAAATAGAACCAAAACCAATATTTAAAAAAGCATCGTATTGATCGTAGTCTGATTGTTCTTTTTTAGCTTGTGCATATACAATCGGTTCAACTAAAGCATTACCAACTGCACCTTCTATAAAACCTTTAGATAATCTTGCTCTTGTTGCGCCTAGTCTTGCAACTAAACTTGCAAATCTAGCTTCTCTAACTATAGGAATAAATGCAGATGCTATGTTTATTGGATCAGCAAAAGATGTAACTAAACCCGCACCAAGATAAACACTTTTAGCAGCTAAACTTTGTGGTCCACGAGATAATATTTGTTGTCTTTTTAATTCAATGTTTTTTCTATCTACAATGTAATCAACAACACCTTCTCTAGTATCTTTTTCAAAAAATAAACCAAGGTGTGCATATTTAGCATTTAATTCTGCTTTAGGAATTACTTTATCACTTACACTCATTGCTTCTTGCATTTCAAATGTACGAAATAAAGATGATGATGGGTTAAAATCCCACGCTTGCGCTGATGAAGTTTTAACAGCATCCCATAATCCAACTGTTGCTGTATTAGCGGCAGTTCCGATTTTATAATCGGGAGTAGAAAATGTTTTAAATCCTGTGTTTAGCATTAGTTATTAAATTTTTCTGAACCAGGATAATTTACTGGATAACCTCTTAATCTATCATCGGTAAAATCAAGATCAGAATATTCGTATTTATCCCCTGTTATTGGTAATAGAGTTTCATTATTTAAAAATAATAATTCTAATTTATTTCCATCTTTATCCATAACTGGAATTGGCTCTCCACCATTACGAGTTACATATAATAATAATCCGTCTCCTTTAGGATTAAGATACCAAGCTCCATTATCCTTAATATCATTAACCATAGTTTTTTGGGTATCTTCTGGAGACATATCTTCAACCAACACTCCATAATGAGAAAAATCTATTTTGTTTAAATAATCTGTTTCTTGAATACTATCGTTAATAAAATCTACTTTAGCTTTTATATCTTGTTGATTAACTGGTGTGCCATTAACATCTTTTGGTATCCAATAAGTATCTTCAAATTGATAATCACTTTCAAATTGTTCAACAATTTCTTGTGCAGCAGTTTCTTTATCTTTATTCTCATCAAACATTTTATAAAGAACTGCACTATATAAACCATCCGTAATAGAATTAATATGTGATGCTTGACTAACTGAACCAATAGGTTGAGCATTAACAACTTCTGAATATGTGCTTTCTAATTCCTGTCTTATTTCAAATTTAATAGTATTAAGATCGGCTTTTTTTAAATCCGTCTTTTGCATAATATTTGTTTCTAAACTTTCAACATCGGTAGATAATGAAATGGATTTTTTTAAATCTTCACTATTAGTTGCCATCATTATCATTGATCCTGGTGGCATTTTTTTATCTACTAAATGGTTAAATACATCTTGCATTTTATTGCCATACAAACCTTTTAAACTTTCTAAATAATTTATTTGTTCGTTAGGATCTTTTAATGCTTTAAAAGTATTAACAATATTATTTGCTTCAACATCAGTTATGTATTTTCTTAAAGCTGGTGGAACACCTTTTTCTTCATAAATTTCATCTAATAAAGCACTTCTTTCTGTAGTTAATTCTACAACTCTATCGGTATTATCAGATGCAAGAGCTGTTTTAATTTCTTTATCTACTATTTGTAAATCTTCATTATATTTAATATAATACCCAGCCGCATCTTTTTGAATTTCATTTCTTTTCTCTGATTTTAAATTTTCTAAAACTTTAACAGCTTTTTCTTTGTATTTAATTGCTTCGCCTTTAACTTCAATATTATTAATGATGTTATCTTCTTCTCCATAATTGGAATTAGTAATAAGTTGAGAATTTTCTCTTACAATTTCATTAATGCTTAATTGTTCATTAACTAAATCATATTTATCAGTACCAATAAAAGCAGATAATAATTTTTCTTTAGTATATTTTGCTGGTTCTCCCTTTTTAGCATTTTCGTAATCTTCTATAATATAAGTTCCAGCTTTAGCCATAGCTGCATTTTTAGCTCTATTCTCTAATTGTAATCTTTTTTCTGATGATAAATTTTTATAATGTGAAAAACCATCTTTGCCTTTTGATTTAATTTTATCATAAGTATCTATTGCATCTTTTTCTAAATCTGCACTAAACTCTAATACATCAATATCTTCGTATGTTTGAAATTCAATTAATTTAGCTTTGTCGCCAAACAGATCTTTAAACTCTTTACTTGCAAATTTATTTTTTAAATTTTCTAAAGCTATTGTATGTTGAGGAGAACCTTTAATAGCAGTAGCGGCAGTATATTTATCTGGCTCCATAGATTTTAATTCAATAACTTTAGATTCGTTAAGAAATGCTCTATAAGAATTTATTTTAACTGAATTTTTATCTGAAATACCCAACCTAGTCATTTCATTATTAAATAATTTTTTTGCAAAAATTCCTTTTAAATCTGGTTCAAGTAAAGATTTAACTTTGCTAAATTCATTATCATAATATTTTTGAGCTTCATCTATGTTAGTCATGTTGCCAGCTTTTTCTTTAGCCATACCTAAACCTTCAATAATAACATTTCCATTTTCATCTTTAATTCCATTAATAGCTTTATCTTTTGCTTCTAATGCTGAATTACGAGATTTTCTTTCTTCAAGTTTTACATAAAGTTTTTCGCCAGCAGCCATCATATTACCAAAAGCTCTGCCAGGAGCGGCAGCAGTATCTAATGATATTTTCATACCAGGAGTTGATACTCTTTCCTTAACTTCAGTTGTTGGTCTAATTTGTGTTTGATATATTTTTATTGCCATATTTCTCCTATACGAACATTCCAGCAGTTGATAATAAACTTTGTCCAGCTTGGTAGTAAGATACTTTTCTTGCAACTTTTCCTCTGTATCTTTCTATGTTTGCTTCTGCTCTTTGATTTATTGCTTCGTTGTATTTTTGATCTCTAGCAACTTCAGCATTATATTTCATCATGTCTCTGTCTCTTTCTAAATTTAATTCATTCTCCATTAAAGTTTCTAAAACAGAACCAGAATAAGCAACACCAGATGTTGCATAATTTGTAACGATTTGACCCCTTAATTTTTCTGCGTTATCGTTAAATCTTGGTAAATCAAATTTGGTATAAACAGCATAACCAGCTTTTGCTTCTTGTTCTTTAATCTGTGCATCTCTTTCCATAAGAGCTGCATTATAATTTGCTGCTGCTTGAGCAGCTTTTCCACCAATTAATGCACCAAAAAAACTCATACTATAATCCTCGCAAATCTATAAAAGTCTGATCCGTCTGGACCATAACCCTTCATTAAACCTTCTTCTTTTAAACCTAACCACTTAGCAAAACGGATTGCCAAATCGCAATCTGCTTTAACGCTAGTTTGTAATCTTTTAATTAAATTATTTTTTATCATCATGTCGGTTCTTTGCTTCATAACTCTTGCAAACGTTATTGGATAGTTATTTATTTCTTCTGTTGCCAAGACCCACCCTTCGGCAACGCCATCCCAGAGTGGAAACACTCCTCCAGCCGCTATAGGTTTATTGTTGACAATACCCGTGAACGACATCCCAACTTCTTTTAAAAAATAACCATACTTTTTATGTTCTGGTCTTAATTCTAAAAACTTACTATTTAAGGGTTGACTTAAAATGTAATGTGCGTGTTCATTTTCAAAAGGAATTATCTCAACTTTAGACACTTTCTGTCTCCAATCTTGGATATATTCCTAGGATCGTCATAGGTAATGCTTGTGGTTGTTGGATATAAACTAATCCTTCAGTTCCATATCCAGTATCAAATTCAACAGATTTATCTCCAGTAAATAATGGAATGGGTAAATCCATTGGAGATCCGCTAGATCTAAAATCTATAGAAGTTAGATTGGCAGCATTGGGTCCAACGCTTGCTCCAACTGTATTTTGAAATCTAACTGATAAGTCGTAAATTCTTTTAGTTTTAGTTTGAGTTGTTTCTGTATAACCTTCGTCTAATCTCATTGTTTGTAAATCAGATGAATATAATAATCCAACTTTAGCTTGTTCAGTAGCATTAGTTATTGTAATGGCTCCACTTGAAACTGTTTTTGAGTTTTGTGCTGAACCTTCGCCAATGATGTCAACTACTTCTCCTTCTAAATGATCTAAACCAGAAAGACTTGATGTTAAATCTCCCGTATAACTTAAACCACTATCTAAATAATGAAATGCAGTTAAATCTTCATTGAAATCAAATGGTGTAAAATATTCTACATATCTTCTTACAGCACCATTAATCCATCTTTTAACAATAACCCAAACTTGATCTTCATCCGCATCGCCATCAATGACAGCTACACTTTCTACTTTAGCATGAGTTAAAATATTATCTGTTTGCTCTGATGTATGAGCTGAAGTTAAACTAACAACAGTAGATAAAGTTTTATTTGTATAAAGTTTAAATTGATTGTCGTCTATTTTTTCAATGTAGTATTTTGTATTTTCAGACAAACCACCAATAGCAGTTCCCGTGTTATCATAATAAAAAATATCCCCAGTAGTAAAACCATGAGAAGCTGAATAAATAAAATTAGATGAAATATTAACACCTTGATAAATGTATTGAGTTGTGTCTGAACTAGGAGCAGATGTAAAAGATATGGCAGTTCCCGCAGTAGCGTTAGATGCGGTTGTTGCTAATTTGATTGTATTACTATCAGATGCAATGGCAAAATATAATGTTGAATTATTTAAACCACCAATCGCATTACTAGCTGCATAATAATAAACTGGATCGCCAGTAGATAATCCGTGTGATGTTAAAGTTATGGTGTTGTTAGTTGTATTAACTATTGTTGTATTTGATGTAAAAGAAATTTGTTGATGAATTATATTTTTTGTTGTGTCTGATTTACCACCAATAATATGTCTGTGCCAAGCAACAACATTTTCTAATCTATTATAAGTTAAACCAGATAATACTCCATCTGTTCTAACTCCCCAAACAACAGAATATGGCTCTTGTTGATAATCCATTTGCACAACGCCACTTTCTGTTATATGATCCGCCAAAATTGTTAAGTCTGGTGCAACATAGCCATCAGTATCAAAGTTATAAGCAAGCTCTCTCACTTTCCTTTTAGCACGTTGTAAGAAAATAGTTGCGTTACCAATAGATAAAGCATCCACTCCAGCTGAACCATAGTTTGATTGTTTTCTAATATTTATATTTGTTGGAGTAATAGCATCTTGTGAAGAACCAGAGCTAACGGCATATTCGCCACCCGTTGTCATACAAATTAAAGTTCTTGTTGCTTTTAAAGATTTAATCGCATTAACTTGATTTGATGCAATAGTATAAACCATAGCATCGTCAGCATCTGTACCAGATGTCATATTCTCATAATCTCCAGATTTTGAGAAAAACATAGTTTGTGGTTGATCGGTTGTTGCAGCAAATACTAATCTTTGTTCAAAGAAAGAAACGCAAGAAGGATGACCCGTGGTATCTGAAAAGGAACCAAGTTGAAAAGATGCTGTGGCATCGGTATTGGTAAAAGCATCTGTAATCGTACAGACTACAACTGTGGTATTTGTTCTAGCTGTAATCTTTGCTTCGCCACCATTAAATTTTATTATTCTGCCAACATCTGTAGTTTGAAATCCTGTACCACCATTAATACCAACTATAGCACTAGCTGTAATATTAACACCCGTTCCCGTACCTGATGATGCTGGAGTTAAAGTAGTTGCCGTAGTATTGGCATCCATGTAGGGTCCCTTAGTTCCAAAATCTACTTCTGTTAATGTCCAGGAAGTATGACCCGTTCTTGAAAGTTTCATTACTTCGTGAGAGCTGTGGCAGATATACATAACGTCTGCTGATTGTGCAAATTTAAGATCAAATAATTGTGCTGTCGTATATTCAGTTGTTATTTGATAAATTTTATTGGCAATTCCACCAGATGAATAAGATGTGTAGCCAGATGAATTAATGTCATTACCATCAACGTCTTGTAATTCAAAAGTGTTAGTAGTTTTGTCAGCTACTTTAAATGTTTTACCATTTACTTCCGTCATACCTACAACACCAGAAATATTTACAAAATCCCCATTAGAATAACCATGAGAACTAGATGTAACCACGGCTGGATTAGCAGAAGTTATTGCAGTAATAGTTTTATTGCCTTCTGTAATTTGTCCGTTGTCTTTAAAGAAACGAATATATTGATTACCAAATTCTAAAACGTAAGTTTGTTCAGTTGAAAATGAAAATGGAATTAATCTTGTTGAATTAGCAGATGTTTTAATTTCAGATACAAAATAAGTACCTGGTCGTCTCGTTACTGGACCATGTGGTAATACAACAAAATTTTCAATGTTGCTTGCGCCATTAAAGTATTTGGCAAAATCTGTTCTACCCTCCATAGAGGATGAAAGCTCCCCAGCCGTAAAGCTCGGTATGCTTAAAAGTTGTTTAGGCATATTTAGTATCTACTTGTTATAAAATCTTCAGTTATTATTTGATCTGTTGGTCCAACACTAGGATCAGTATTGTAACCTTCACTTGCGTCTGTATGTCTTGCTTCAGATAATTTTGCTTGGTATTTTTCTGCCATAAGTTTTGCAACTTGTAAATTAGATGTTATGGCATAAGCTATATCTTGTGCTAAACAAGCTGATATAGTTTCTCTTAACAAAATATCTAATTGGTTGACATCTGATTCCATGGCTAAATAAATTAAATAGACTTCACTTTCGCCTATTAATAATTTTCTACCTTCAATTTTGTAATCTGAATTGTAATCTTTAATTTGTAAAACACGCAAGCAATCCGATGGTAAAGTATATTGATAAGCAAAACCCCAAGCTGGAGTATCGCTGTCTTGCGCTAATTGAACTCTTTTAACTAAACAGTTCCAAGGATGAGATCTATAAACTGCATCTCTAACTGTTTCATATCTTTCGTTGCATATTCTTGCATTTTTAGAATTTTCAGTAAGAGCTGTTATTGAACTAGCTCCTAATTGATTTAATGCTGAATTACAAATTTGTACTACTGATGCCATATTAATCCTTTTTAATTATATATTTTCTTCTTAATGTTCTTGGTTTTGTTAAAGCAAATATTTCTGCTTCAGTTAATTCTTCTTTAGTATCAAAACCATAATGATACTTATTATCGTTTTTAAATCTGTCTACCAAAACATATCTATAAATATGATTTCCACTTTTAAAATGTAAGACAAGTTTTGGTTTATCTAACTTTTTTGTCATTGCATCCTAGGCGGGTTCCACTCTCGCTTTCCCCGCCTAAAATTCTTTTTTTCTAGTTTACAACGTAGTTAATGCAGAACGACATATCGCCTTCAGTTCCACCCGCAGCAGCCATAGTAGCCGCTATGTAGTAGAAACCTCCAGGATCTGAACTTGCTCCAGCCATTTCCCACATTGCTTTACCAGCAGTGTTAATGTCAGCAGCTTCGTGTCTTACATCTGCTATTGCAGCAGCATCAGCTACCGCACTTGCAAAGTAATCTTCGTCTACTACTGTTCCATTGCTTTGATAAATTCCAACATTGAAAGTACATGAACCGCCAAATGTATCTGATCCTACCCATATTTGAGGTACAATCGCATTACTTGGTATCGGTGCAAGCATAACAATATCGTTATCATCACTATCGCCAGCTGCTACAACTATAGTGCCTTGTGCAACACGAAGAACTCCGTGTAAAAGACCACTATCTGTAAGAACTGGTGGCGTAGCTTCAAAATTTGCTACTAAGTCTGAGTTTTTAGTTCCCATTGTGATTTTCTCCTATTCTATTAATTATGCTTCATGACAAGGAATTTGAACAACTTTTTCTTCTTCCATTCTAACTGCTCCCAAACTCATTGAGTAATAAACTTGAGTTGAGTAAGACTTGTCAGCTCTTTCAGAAATTTTTGCAGAAATATCCTTACCGATACCTAACTTGATGGCATCTTCAGTATATGCAAAAACTAATCTGTCAGAAGTGTAAGTTGCATCCTTGTTCAATCTTGTTGACATTATGAACTCAAAACCTAAGTAGGAATTGATAGCTCCAGTTGCTAAAGCACGAACTACGTTGTAATCCGAACTTGTAACTTGAGTTGTTCCTAATAGATCTTGGATCTGTACTGGTCCGCAAACAATGTATCTCTTCAATGAAGGGTCAACATCGTTATTATCTAGGATCTTCTTCGCAGCCAAAAGTTTAGCAATCGTCAAACCATCTGATTGATCTGAAGTTGCTGTTTTTTGTCCAGAAGGTAGAGCCGTAGATGTACCACCAGCTACACCAGTATTCGCAGATGCGTTGAATGCTGTAATGATAACATCATCCATTGCTCTGTTCATAGCTGCCGCAGCCGCTCTAGCGTATGAGCTAGTTGGGTCTACAAGCATTCTAACTTTGTCAACATCGTCAACTAAGTCTGCCCACTCGTAGTCAGCCAAGCTCAATCTTCTTCTGCTATGAGGAGTGTCTATCTGAGGTGTATCGCCATGTCTGCTCGTTCTTAATTGAGCAGCTGTAACTCCGACTTGATCGAAGAAAGCGTTTTTCCCAGTAACTTTTTCCACATCAACAGAACCTCTTAATTTACTTCCCATTTGTTGAGAAAGCATAGCAACATTAGAGCTATACTGCTCAACGAAAGAAGTAGTTATTTGTGAACTCATAATAAGTTCCTCCTTGATTGGTTGTGTTTATGTTAAATCGGATGATTATCCTTGCGGGTCGCTCCTCGATTTTAGTTCTCCTGGAACCTATACTTTCATAGTGTCAACTAGGGTCTTTCGATTTTCCTAATTATTTTCAGCTATACTTGATTTTTCTTTTCTCGTAAAGCTAAAACTTCTTGAACTGCTGCTTGATGGTTCATGTGGTTTTTATCCCAATAAGCCGAACCAGGTTGCGTTAGTTCTCCAATTTGCTTTTCAATTTGGTTTGGTGTCAAATAAGCTGGTCCAGATGCTTGTGTTATAGTATCTTCTCCCATCTTATTTGCTAATTCTGCAAATGCTTTAATCATAACCGGATGATCTCCCAGTTTAGTTCCATCTGCTAAATTAGTATCAAAAAGCTCAGTAGCACCAACTGATTTTGCTAAAGTTGCTGCTTGGTTAATTTTTTGATCGAATGCTTG